TATTCCCTGCTGTTGAGTCATATTCACTAATTTTTGTCTTTGCCATTTATTTTCCTTAATATTAACCTTGACGAAGCCAAGTATTATCACCTGATGCGACATCTGTCCATGTGTTACTACCTGTTCCTACGTCTGTCCATGTTTCTGTACCTGCTGCAAAATTATTCCATTCATCGCCTATAATACGACCATTTGCTGTAATAGTTGCGTTAGCATTTATAATACCACGACCACTATAACGTGCGTTTGCTAATCCTGTGACATAAGCATAACCGTTTACAATGCCTCTCGCTGAATAGTTTACATTACTTAATGCTGTAACTGTAGAAACACTATTTATAGCTGCATTAGCTAGTCTAACTCTTAACCCATTAGCAGTAACAGTTGTAACACCATTTATAGTGCCATTGAAAGACATAATACGGTAAGCATTAGCCCTTGCAAGAGCAGTACCGTTTATAGAAGCTATTGCACTAGCAGTATTTTTTGCTAAAGCTGTAACATTAGCTGTACCATTTATACGAGCAAAAGCCGAGTATATTTCGTTAGGGTATGCAGTAACGTAAGCATAGCCATTAATTGCAGATGATATAGAATAACTTACACTAGACGTACCTATTACATAAGCGTAAGCATTTACTGAAGCTGAAGCATAAAATGATGGGTCTTTATAGCCCAAGTCACTTATAGGTGCTTCGGATATGGCACTAAAGCCTAACATTAGTTAGCCCAAGATAATGGTTGTGCTGTAGGTTGAACAGGTGGGTTTGCTTGTGCATCTATACTGCTTGCAATCGTAGCTTCATAACTTGCTACACCATCTTCACCTAAAATCTTTTTAATCCAGCCTACCACTTGTTCTTCTGTTAAGTCAGCATAAGGTGTAAAGTTAGGTTCGTCAGCAGATATAGTGAATTGTGTTGTGTTGCTACCTAATGTTTCTGTATATGTGCCATCTGTGCCTGATACTGCCCATTGTGCTAATACTACAACATCTTTTTGACCTTCTACCATTGGTAAAGTGTACATAGATGTTACTGACCATTTATATGTTATTGCCATGTTTTAACCTTTAGTAAGATGGATACCATTTAGTTGTTGTGGCATCATAAGTCAAGATAAGAGCCTTACCTACAACTGCTGTAGTTGCTAATGCTATGTTACCTAGAATACTTGTAGAAAATATTCCTGTAGGAATAAGTGTGATAGAGCCGCCACCACCAGTTAATGGTGCAGGAGTTGTAATAGTGTCTATTGTTGTTGTACCTGATACAAAAGATATTGGTTTAGTAGGTGCTATAGTTGCAGCAGAAGCTATTGTAGGTGCAGCAGATGTATAACCAGTAATAAGTGGCGGAAGTCTTAAACTTGTTATAGAACTATTACCTAAAGTAATTTCATTAGATACAGTGGCAGAAGATGCTGCTGCACTATTACCAATAATTATATTATTAGAACCAGTGGTTAAATTGTTAGTACCTGAAAATCCTGCAAGATAGCCAAGTAATATATTTTGTGCACCTGATGTAACTGCTTGTCCAGCTCCATTGCCTATCGCAGTATTGCCTAAAGCATTACTTAAATTTAATGCTTGATAACCAACAGCAGTACTAAAATTAGGTGTAGTGTTTGTTGCTAAAGCACCTTGTCCAATAGCAGTATTTCTTAATCCAGTAGTGTTGGCTAATAAGGACTGATATCCCAATGCTGCATTTTGTGTACCTGTTGTATTAGATTGTAAAGCCTGATAACCAATAGCTGTGTTATTACCACCTGATTGTAAAGTAGCAACAGGTACTGTAAATCCTGAACCACCAGCTGCAAAACCTGCTGTTACCATAGCCGCAGATGTAACTGTTAATACTGTAGTAGTGTCTTGAAAACCTGTACCAGAAGTTACTAATGTTGCAGCAGTAATAACACCTGAAGTTACTGTAATAGATAATGTAGGATATGTTCCACCAGAAATTACAGCAGTTCCTGATGATAAAGATGCTTGAACTGTTAGTGGACCACCTGATGCTCCACCATTGTAGCCTGTACCACCAGCAGTTATAGAACCTAATGTTGCTACGTTTGTTGTATTAGATGTTAATGCACTTACACCAATACCAACATTATTTGCACCTAAAATATTTGAATTTAAAGCAAAATAACCCATTCCAGTATTATTAGATGCTGTACTATTAAAAGTTAAACATTGTCTGCCTATAGCAGTATTAAAACTACCTGTAGTATTTGCTGGTAAAGCATAACCTACAGCAACATTTAATTGTCCTGTAGTATTAAATCTTAATGTTCCATTACCAACTGCTACATTATCAGCACCAGTAGTATTACTTGCTAAAGCATTTGTGCCAACTGCTGTAACACCACCTGTGATATTTGATTGACCAGCAGCATAACCTAAAGCAGTATTACTACTTGCAGTTGTATTTGCATTTAAAGCTTGATAACCAACTGCAACATTATTACCGCCTGTAGCAAAAGTAGCCACAGGGATACTAAATCCACTTCCTGTACCACCAATAAGAGCTGCTGCAACTGTTAAAACTGTAGCTGTTGTGACTGATGCACCTACACCATTGGTAACTAATGTGACTGCTGTGACCGCTCCACCTGATACTGTAACATTGACTGTTGGGTATGTAACAAATGTAGCACCTGATACTGGTGTCATAGCTACAGCAGAGTATGTACCATTGGTATAGCTTGAACCACCTGTGATAGAACCTAATGTGGCTACGTTAGTAGTGTTATTTTGTAGTGCTGAATTGCCTACTGCTGTATTATTAGCACCAAGTGTATTATATCTTAAACTTGAAGCTCCAAAAGCTGAATTACTACTAGCAGTAATATTATATTGTAAAGCATACATACCAGCAGCAGCATTAAAACTTCCAGTGGTATTAGAATTTAAAGAGTTAAATCCTACTGCAATATTTTGCAATCCTGTAGTATTGACAAGTAAAGCATTAGCACCTAAAGCTGTATTTGTTGCAACTGCTCCTGCACCCTTACCTACTGTTAATCCTGATATAGATGCGTCATTTGCTGTGGTTACTGTTGTGCCGTTAAAGGTAAAGTTAGCAGAATCGTTTACAGCACCATCTGTAGTAGCATAAGTAACACGACCAGATGTTAATGCACCTGTAGAAGCCACTGCACGACCAGCAGGGTAAGTACCAAATACGTCTTTAGTACCAGTACTAAAGTTGACAGCACTACCTGCATTAGATGAAGCAAGAATAGTTGTTCTAGCTAATGTACCTGCACCTACTGTACCTAAACCTACTTCCCATTCCGAACCTGTAGTTGTAGAAATAGTATAGTATGTAGTATTTGTGTTACCTATAGCTGTGCTAAATGACTGGTAACCTGTAGTAGCACCTGCAAGCGTAAGCGTACCAGTGCCAGTAGTCGTAGAGGTTTCTTTGACCCTATCCTTTATTACTAAAGCCATTTATATTCCTTTATCGTTTAACGTTTAACGTTAAGTATTAAGCTAATTGTACTGAAAGGTTGCCTGTAGCAATCTTGAATACATCACCAGAAGTAATAGCTTTGCTAACATCTAATGGTGTGTAATAAAGTAAGTTTCCTGCTGTAGAAGCATCTCTAATACCAAGGTGTGTAACAGTTCCCCATGCTGATGTGCAAGTAGGGAATGTAATATCAGCAGAATTAGTTGATGTACCATCTGAAGGTGCAGCAAATGTTACCGATTGTCTAGCATAAGAACCACCAGTTACTTCTGTACCAGTGTCTGCGTCTGTAGGGTCACTTGTATATAAAGCTACATATACTGTAGTAGGTGCTGTATAAGATGTTGCTCTTAAAGTCACATTAATTAATGCTGTCTCTAAATAATTTGACATTTCTGACATAATTTTTTCCTTTTAAGTTATCGTGTTGCTAATGAAATTACCATTGGTGCTGAAGGGTTTTCACCAGCACTATCTGATACTGTTAATGAGTTAAGTCCTCTATCGTATAGTTGTGCCCATGTTGCTATTCTTGCATCATTCATTAAATAAGGTTCTGCTTCACCTAAACTTGCATATAGTAATAAATCTGGGCAGTTAGCAAGAAAAGCATTAGATGAATTAGATGTTCCTAAATAGGTAGGTGCTGCGTAGTAAACCATTTTAAGTGTGTATGCAGAGTCTGGGATAGGTGCAAATTGAAACTCTGAACCCATGACTGTGTAAAATTTAGGTGCACCACTATCTGCTGTAGATGCTTTTGTATTTCTGTAAAAGTTACTTGGGTTTTGGTACACAAGTGTTTGTATAGGACTAGACTCTATATGTATATCACGCATTTCTAGGAAGTCACTAGGCAATGATACAGTAGGGTCACCTGCTGTTGTTGGTGTTGTCACCACTTTAAGCATAGGTCTAATACGCAAGTCACGTCTTAATCTGTTTTCTGCTAATTGAACGAACAATGGGATTTGTGATGTCAAATCTGTACGAGCCAAGTAGTCGGCTATGGTAGACTGTAGGTCTGTATAGTTTGTTATTGCCATTATATTCTGCCTGTCCTTGTTCTAAATGCTCTGTTATCTGGGTTATTTAACCATGCTTTAAATCGTGGCATATCTAATACAGTAAAACCACGAGTAATACCTTGTTTTTCTAATTCTTGGAATACGACTAACGGAATTGACGCAACTTTATTACCAAACGCATCATCACTCCATCTTTGTTTTTCATCTGATTGAGCATATTCTGCTTTGTTAGCATCTACAATAGCTGTTACATTTTGTGAGTGTGCAATAACTAAATCATCACCATTATCATGGAAAGATGTTTGAGTAATTCCATTATTAATTACTTTATCTGTCATTTTTTAAAATCTTCCTCTGTTAATACTGGAGCATCTTTCTTGGCATCAAATAACATTATTTCTAATGTTTCTACAATTTCTTCATGACTACCACCTACAATATCATCACGTTCACTATAAGCCATAGGTTTGCCATTTTTTTTATAAAAGACTTCATTTAAAGCATAGTAAATCTCACCAGTTTCTGGGCATTTACGTTTCATTATTCTATAATTCCAAGTCATATTATTCCTTCTGTTTATAACTCTTATTAAAAGCTATAAAGAGAAAGCCCTCGTGAGAGGGCTAACCCAACTGATTAAGTTAAATCAGAG